TAAACGGAACGACAGCTCAATCCTCTACAACTTCACCATCGACTCACAGCTCAGGCGATACGGTAACTGATATTTCAGATTATGTAGCTTGGGGCGAAGCATCCTCAGCCGACTATACAATTGAACCCGGACTCTGGGTTCTGGATAATTATGGAACAAAATTAATCGCTCTTATTTATAATGGAGCATGTTATGAATGGGATGCAGCTGCATCTAACCCAACAGATACTCGAGCAACCGTAATGTCCAATGCTCCTGCTAAATCAAGACATGTCTTAGTTTCACCCACTTCTCGACACTTAATATTTTTTGGAACGACAACCACGACAACGGATGCAACTACTCAAGACGACATGTTTATACGATTTTCTACTCAAGAAAGTATTAATGATAGTGATTCTTATACTGTCACAGCTAATAATACCGCAGGGACTCAAAGACTTGCGAATGGATCTAAAATTATGGGAGCTCAAAAAGGACGAGATGCCATTTACATCTGGACCGATAACTCTATGTATTTAATGAGATTTGTAGGAGCACCCTTTACCTTTTCTTTTGAACAAGTAGGAACGAACTGTGGGCTTCTAGGCAAAAACTCCGCCATCGAAGTGGATGGAGCTGCATACTGGATGTCTGAAAATGGTTTCTTTAGTTACTCAGGTCAACTTCAATCAATGCCATGTCTCGTAGAAGATTATGTTTATGATGATATTAATACTGTTGCTAGAAATTTAATTTTCTGTGGTTTAAATAACCTTTTCACTGAGATTAGTTGGTACTATGCTTCTAATGGATCAGATGTTTTAGATCGTGTGGTGACTTATAACTATATGGAATCAGCGATCGCTAAAAAACCGGTATGGACTACTGGCTCTTTAGCTCGAACAACCTGGGCTGATTCTTCTTTATTTGGTAAACCGCATGCTACTTCTTATAGCACCAGTGATAATGCTTCTTTTGATGTGGTCGGAAATACCGATGGAACAACAATTTATTATGAACACGAAACAGGAACCGACCAAGTAGATGCAGGAGGATCGATTACCGCTATTACTTCTAATATTCTTTCCGGAGATTTTGATATTACTCAACGTAGAAGTCAAAAAGGACAAGTGATTGGGATGCCTGATATGAGAGGAGACGGAGAATTTATAATGAAGATTAGAAGATTTATTCCTGATTTTATTAGTCAAACAGGTAACACTCAAGTAACTTTATTCTTAAGGGATTATCCTAATAACTCGGCAGCCAGCTCTTCATATGGACCCTTTACAATTAGCACTGCCACTGATAAAGTGGATACACGTGCCAGGGCTCGGGGAATAGCTATAAAAATAGCCAATACTGGAGCATCACAAAACTGGAAACTGGGAACATTTAGACTGGATATACAACCAGATGGGAGAAGATAATGGCTACTAAAAAGAAACCAATAGTTCAAGGTGGCGTTGATAACTACTTGGGCAATCAACCACAGGTTCAAGCACCTCGAAGATGGCAATCAGGTCCCAATAAACCAACAACAGAATTAGCTTACATTACAGAAGCAGAAAAAGATTTAATATTAAAAACTGACTTACACGGATCATTAAAAAAAGGTCCTAACATAGGTCCATCCGGAATCATGTCACTAGATAGTTGGGGAGATGTAGGTGGGGGCGGACAATCTGGAGCAGATTATGATGCAGATCCAGGTGGTAAAGGAAGTTTTTCTGGTCGAGGCCCTAATGAATCTGCCAGAGATCATGATAGAAGAAAAGCAAATGAAAGAGCAGTATTACAAATAGCTGAAAGAAATCAAGCTGACGACCTGGGCTATAGAGAAAGAGAAGACATATCGAGATTTTCACCCCAAAATAGAGGAAGCGGAGGACTAGGTAATTTATTAAGAGGCGCTCTTGGTTTCTTTGGAGGTATTCCAGGAAGAGTTATGAGTGGAGTTATGGGCGCTAAAAATTGGGCTCAAAGAACGGGAGCAAATATTGGAGAAGAGTTTGACGAATTTGGTCAGTACCCAACTCTCGATAGATATTTAAATAGAAACACAGATAAATATAAAGACAAACCCTACCGGGGTCAGGGATTCGGATATGATTTTAGTGACAAAGGAAATAATTTAGAACTCTACACCAACAGGTTAAATGAGCCAATAGGTCCAGGTAAAAGAGTAGGTCAGGATCAAGGCTATTATGGTATGGGCAGTCAGTATGATCGGAGTGTACCAATAGATCTAGGTAAAAGAGTAGCTTTTAACCCTGGTAGTCTTTTAGATCAACAAATAAACCAAGCTCATAATATTTATAACGAAACCGGTTTTGGTAAAGGCAATTTAGAAAATTTGATGAAACAGGATATAGAAAATAAAGAAAAAACAGGAGAGCCTCTTTCTTTGCCAGTGAGCGCCTATACAATGTTCGGTGCTGATGGTGGAAGAGCAGGTTATCGAGAAGGAGAACTTGTAGACGAAGATGTTAATATTCAGGGACCAGGTTTTGATGTTAATGAAAATGTCATGATGGCCTCCGATGATGTCAACACAAGAATTTTAGAAGACTTATTCGAAAAATATTTAGACTTAGGATTCAGTCATAGCGAAGCAGAAAAATTAGCAATGGACGAATTTGAACAAATGAGTATGGGACCTCAGCAAGATCAAGGATTAGCGAGTCTTGTATAATGGCAAAAATAACTCAAGCATTAACCCGTGCTAGTAAAGAATATGATCCTATAGTTTTTCAATCTTTAGTAAGAGATTTAGACGGAGTTATTAATAAACTTAACACAACTTTCCAAGAAGAAATGAAACAAGAGGTTGAAGCACTAAGCTTCTTTATTGAGTAATGGCTGTAATTAATGAATATAAGATGTATGGGGTGACCAGCACGTCTGCTGAAGGACCTATTAAATTTTTTGGTTTAGGTAGTGACGGAAATCAAAACCCTTTAATTAATGAAACCTATATTGTGAAGTCATTACATGTTACCAATAAGTCAGCAAGTAATACTCCAACTATTACAATCACTAATAATGGTTTTCAGGTTATTAATACCCAGACATTAGCCACAGCAGCCAGCGTAGAAATTTTAACCAATCCCATGGTCGTAGAAGGTAATACTGTTCTTTCATATACCACAGTGGGTACAGTAAGCGATGGGGTAGACATAACCATTAGTTATTTAAATATTAAAAAGGAGGTCACACGATAAGATGACTGATAAAACAATAGAAATAGATGGTAAAAAAATAATAGCTGAGGTAAAACATACTATAAAACATAAGAAAACAGGGGCTATTTATAGTTCAGTAGAAGATGCAGCATCCTTTGGAATAAAGAAAGAGGACCTGCAACAAGACGTACATGTCAAACTTCCGAAGCTTGATTTGTTCGCAAAAACAAAGTAAGTTGAAAATTTAAGGCTAAATTATGATATCACGTGTAGATGAACCCAGACAATTGTACGGCTTAGGAAGCTTTGTTAGGAAAATAACGAAGCCTATTAAGAAAATAGTCAAAAGTCCTATAGGAAAAGCTGCTATGTTAGGAGCAGGACTTTATGGTCTTAATAAATTTGGTCTAGCTGGATTGGGTAAAGGTAAACTTGGTTCCATGTTTGGAACAGCAAGAGACTGGGCTATGGCTAATAAAGGTAAAGCAGCTCTTTTAGGCTTAGGTGCAGCAGGCGTTACAGCTCCTTTTATGGCTGATGAGGAAGAAGAAATCGTCGAAGATGCATGGTCTGTTACGCCTGATGCTATTAGTGACATTCGTCAAATGGCAAGAGATAGACATCCTAGTTTAATGTTTATGCCTCAATCTGATTATGTTCAATCAGGATTTTTTACTGGAGCTAAAGATGGAGGACTCATTGGCTTAGCGAATGGTGGTCAACCTGCTCAAGCTCAAGCAGAACAAATGTTAAAAATGGAATATCAAAAGTATCGTAACCAAGGTGGTACGATGTCTTATCAACAATTTAAAATGCAAGTTTTAAAACAAGCTCAGGGTCGAGGACCGGTGGCTCAACAACAAGCCCAACCACAGATGATGTCTCAAGGTGGGAGATCAGGATATCGATTAGGAGAACTAGTAGAAGATCAAGAGTCAGTGTTGATGACTCCACAAGGAGATGAAGTAGTCACAGATCAAATGGAAGAAATTGAAGGACAAACAGCTGGACCCGATTGGTTCACTCAATTAGTCGAACACTTTATGTATCTAGGCTATAATTATGATGAAGCTTCAGACATGGCATGGGATGTAGGTCATGGAAAAATGGAATTAGGAGATGTACCAGAGAAAAAAGCTAAAGGTGGAAGAGTAGGTTTACTAGGAGGAGGTCCGGTTCCCGGATCAACAGTTCCTGGATACACAACACCGGTAGGTTATAACAAATTTGATTATAGAACAGGTGGAGTACCTGTAAGAGTGGGTGCTGCGAATGGTGGCATCATGCCTTTATTAGATTTAAAAGGAAAAGAAAAAGATTATAGACAAGATGGTGGCTTCGTTGGTATAGGAAGAAAAGAAAAAGCTGACGATGTACCAGCAAGATTAAGTAAAAACGAATTTGTATTTACAGCAGATGCTGTAAGAAACGCTGGCGGCGGAGACGTTGATGCTGGCGCAGAAGTTATGGACAACATGATGAAGCACCTGGAAGCAGGTGGACAGATTTCAGAAGAGTCTCAAGGGATCGGGGCTCAGGGAATGTATGACAATATGAAACAATTAAAAACGAGGATAGCATAATGGCAATACCAGGATATTTAGAAGACACAGCAAAAGATTTCGCCAAACAGGCAACAGCAACCTATTCAGCACCGATAGATACAACTACATTTACCGGTCGACAATTTGTTGCGGGAGAAGATCCATTACAAACCTCAGCTATTAATTTAGCTCAACAAGGTGTTGGATCTTATCAACCTTATTTAACCGCAGCTCAAGCTAATTTAACAAACATGGGAGGGTTGACAGGTGCTAGTGCCTATCAACCTTTTATGTCTCCTTATCAAACTGAAGTTATTGATGAGACTTTAAGACAATATGATCAATCAAGACAAGCAGGCCAACAACAAATTAGAGATGCAGCAGTAGGTTCTGGTGGCTTTGGTGGCGGAAGAGAAGGAGCGATGCTAGGTCAATATGATGCAGATACTTTAATGAATAGAGCTGGACTCAGAGCGCAAATGTTACAACAAGGTTTTGGTCAAGCACAAACAGCAGCTCAACAAGCTTTTCAAAATCAACAAACTTTAGGTTCTGGACAAATGGGTTTAGCTAATTTTCAAAGAGCCGGTTTAGGAGCAGACGTAGGAGCTCTAGGTCAACTTGGAAGTTTAAGACAAGGAATTACACAAGCTCAATTAGGAGCAGATCAACAAGCAGCACAAACTGCAGCTTACGAACCTTATGGAAGACTATCACAATACGGTTCTGGAATTACTGGACTCGCTGGAGGTATGGCACCAATGCAATATCAAGATCCACAACCACAAGATCCTTGGGCTTCGGCTTTAGGTACAGCTTTAGGAATTGGTGGGCTATATACTAAAGCATTTCCAGGATAGGAATTAATTATGAGAACACTCAATAGACCAATGTTTAGAATGGGTGGCCCGATTAAAGAAGGGGTCATGCATGGAATTAGAGAACCTCGTAGAGGCGGCGGTAGAGCTGCGCTTGTAGGTAACCCTATTTTCCCTAAAGATTCATCAGGAAGAGCTCATCATAGTGTATGGGGTAGTATTTATAATGTTGGATCTCAAGTTTTACCAAAAGCTGGTGGTATAATGTCGCGAGCATGGAGTAAAATTAAACCAACTGCGATTCCTAGAGTTACAAAACAACCATCAAGCCTACCTGTAGGAATGAGAGGTACAATGGGAAGTCGAACTACTACACTTCCTTTTATGGAAAGAGCAGGCAAGTGGGTAAGAGAAAATC